ATCGGAATGAAGTTCTCATTTAAAAACATTGCGACACTTATACGAAAACTATATGGTCCAGATGGAGACATAAATATATTGGATTGCAGTTGTAGTGTTTTATTTCACGAAAACAATAAATTAATAAATGACCCACGGTCTGTTCGTAGATTTAGTCGTCAAATGTCAACAGTATTCAAATCTATGTCAAAACCAAAAACAATCCGCAACAAAAGTGCTTTATCTTCTATGAGTGTAAAGTCTAAGTCGGCTGCTAAAGGAACCAGAAAGCAGTCAGTTTTAAGTGCAATAAAAAGTGCATCGTCCAAATCAGCAAAAAGCGCATCGTCCAAATCAGTGAAAAGTGCATCATCCAAATCAGCAAAAAGTGCAAATGTTTGATAATGCATGATTATCCTGAACACATTCCCATCTCCGATGTTCTCGCAATAGTTATATGATAATGTCATCCATATAACTATTATTAAAAATATACATAAATAAATGTTGGTATATATAGTATAAAATGGATATGCAAGATTTATCGAATTGTACTATAACAAATAATTCCCTAAATAATCCCCTAAATATTCCGGAAATATTGAAATATGTTTTGTATATCAATTTGGACAATAGAAAAGATAGACAAATCCATATTTTAAAAGAAATGAAAAAGTTGGGAACTATTGGAGAACGTGTAGCTGCGATTAAAATGCCGGATGGTGCTATTGGATGCACAATGAGTCATATAAAATGTTTGGAATTAGCCAAAGAACGAGAATGGCCATATGTATTTATTTGCGAAGATGATATATGTTTCCTAAATCCAGAAATATTAAAAGAGAACTTGCTAAAGTTCTCCGAAAATACGCAAATAAATTGGGATGTTGTTATCATCGGCGGAAACAATAGTCCTCCATATGAGCGTATAGCTGACTATTGCATAAAAGTATCCAATAATCAGACAACAACTGGTTATATTGTGCGGTCACATTATTATGATACTCTTATTAACAATTTTAGAGAGAGTGCTAGGCGTTTGTTGAGAGAACCTAAAAAGCGTAATCAATATGCACTGGATATGTATTGGAAGTCGTTGCAACAAAGCGGCAATTGGTATATGATTACGCCTCCGACAGTGGTTCAATGTGAAGATTATAGTGATATAGAAGGTCGTCATGTGAATTATGGCGGGTTGATGTTGGATTTAGATAAACCATGGCTGTTCAAACGTTCAAAAATGAACTTTGTAAGTAATCAATAAATATAAGTAATATTATAGTATACTATTGAAAAATATTTTAATAATATATATATGAGTGATATACCAACCTGTAAATCTATAAATGATGAAAAACAATGTAAATCTAGAAAAGATTGTTTATTTACAGCAACTAGAAAATGCAGAAAACATAGGAGTTTGAACGAAAGAGTAATAATGACTGCGAGAACACCGGAGCTCGAAAAGAGTGTAGGTGTTCGAGGATTATCAGGCGATAATTTATTATCGCAGGATAATGCTAAAAAACAATCCATTTCTAGTTTATCTAATAAAAACGATATGAATATAGAAAACCCGGATGCAAATGGTTCTCGTGAAGTAATAATAGAATATGACGATCCGTGTGGCGATTATCAAAAATTATTAGGTGACAGAAGAGATATAACCAAACAAATAATAGAAAAAAACAAACAATGCGAAGAAGTATTGTATTCTACTATACAAAAATATTTTAATAAAAAAGGAAAAACAACAAATTATGATTTATTGAATGCATTATTACATTTATATAAAGAATCCAAGAAAGACGATCCTGATTTTTTATTGACATTTCATGATTTCATACAAATGTTTGCTAAATCTACTATGGAAACATTGAAGTTTAAAAGGCAACACGTATTTGAAGCTATGTGTAGAATAATGTTGCTTTTTAATTATGACAATGGTGAATTGGGTATGAATAAACAATTTTATACATCTTTAGAAGATCTTGTAAAAGACCCAACTATAAGTCCATTTTCTAAAAAAGACATTTTAAACTTACCGGTAAATGAAAGTTCTAAAGGTGGGGTAGTAGATATATTATTCAAAACAGAAATAGATATTGCAAAAACCAATTGCAAAGATGATTGGGCATGCGATTGTGTGGAGAACTTACCAACTTCTCAGTATGTAATACCATCTAACATACCGAAACTCATAATGATACAAAATAAATATTATGATTCAGAAAAAACAAATAATAAGGATGAATATGATATTGCTAAAATATATGCTACTGCACAAAAATTACAAAGTGTTGGAACAGATTTAGAAAAACAAATTGTATTGATGGTCAATAACAAAGAAGCATTAGATAGTAAATTATACAGGTCTAGAGAACTAATAGGGGATTATGAAAAAAACGTTTATGGAGTAAAACAATTGGAAGATTGGTTTCGTAGATTATTGCACGATTTATCCGTATCGCATAATATAGACCAGTTTATTGAATCAAAACTAGGTAAAAAATCCGAAAGACCTGTGTTATACCCTAGATTTCATCAACAGTATTTTACAAATACAACGCTTGAATATAATAAGGCTGGACATAAGCTATTTATTTGGGGAGCAGTTCCACGTAGTGGAAAATCATATATGATAGCTGATTTTATATCGAATAGCAAGTTCCGTTCAAAAGGAGAACAAGAAAATGATATTGTTTTGATATTAGGAGCTAAAACAGAGACAGAGGGTCAATTTATAGAAATGTTTTGTAAATATAGCAATTTTGATGATTATGGTATAATAGTTGTATCTACTGGCAAAAAGTGCGCAAGAGAACTAAACAAACATAAACGCAAAAATATTTATATTTTAAGCCAAGAGTGGTTTAAAGATAAAACCAAAGAGGGTCATTTTATAACTAAAACATCTACGGATCCATTGTTTCAACCTTTATTTGAAAAGGGTAAAATAGACATTTATTTTGATGAAATCCATAAGGGTGGATCTACTGATAGATCCGAAAATATTTTAAATGCTTTTCATAACGCTAATGTAAAAATTGATATATTTATAATGGTAACTGCAACATTTGCTAAACCAAATATTCGGTATAACTCTACTACGTTTATTGATATACACAAAAAATCAAATAAAATAATACAATGGAGCTACGAAGACCAACAAATGATGAAAAAAATGGAAACAGAAACATCAAAACAATTAATGCTAAATAGCAAAAAGAAATCTTTCAATGATGCTCTTTTAGATACAGTAGAATCAAGAGAACTAGAACGAGTATTTGATATATATAAAGAATTGTATGGACATGAAAATTATTTGAATATTATTGCTAAAGAATATGAAAATCATCCCGAATTAGTTATAGTTGTTCCAGAAGTTGCTACACCGGATACAACGGTTGATTTGCGTACTTGTTTTATATCAAACTTGAAATGCGAAGCTTGTTCTACAAAACAAAGTTTATCACAATTGAGAACTCCTGAAAATATATTCAATGATGTGGGTAGAGTAAGGGATTTACTTAAATATATTGCAGGTAAAAGAGATGGGTATATTGTAGATCCTAGTTCAGTATATTCTTATTTGCAAAATATTGGTGCACCTACAAATAGAGTTCGTCCTCATACTGAATTATGGTTTTTACCTGATAAAAATCTATATGTAGATGCAAATAAATGTAGGCAAGACAAAATATGTGCAACGATTAAAAAAAAAGAGGATAATTATGTTGAAGACGATAGCGATAAAAATGATCTTCCTAACATTGAACCATTGACTCGCGGGTTAGCATTTTTGTTAATGGATAATCCATATTTTAGAAAAAACTATAATGTATTAATTGTTCATAATACAACGCCTAGATATTTAAAGCGTGATGGAACCCCATTTTATTTGAATGATATTTTTGAAAAGTCTCGCCATATAAATACTACGCTAAATAGCAAGGACCTTTCTAAATCTATAAAACAATTTGAAAAAGAAGCATTTCAGCAAAATAAAAGCTTGATTGTATTAACTGGTGCAAAATTGCGTTTAGGAATTAGCTTACCATGTGCAGATATAGCATTCAATTTTGATGATGTAAAATCAATCGATAATAATTATCAGACAATGTTTCGTGTATTGACAGAACGGTATAATGTTCCTAAACAATATGGTTATTATGTAGATTTCAATAAAGACCGTGCTATATCATTTTTATATGAATACAATATTGTATATGGTTCTGGAAATAAAAGTGTGCAAGAAAGAAAGGATGCATTGCAATCTTTGATATTTATGTTTAATTATAATGGATTAGGGTTATTTAGACAAGATACATCAGAACAATTGATGGTATATGATAAATTGGTAAAAGAATTGCAATTAGATGAAGCCAGTTATAGAGAACATATGGCAAAAACGGAAGTTATAAAACGTATTTTGAAAAAAAATATTGGAAACTTGAAAGATGACGTTTTGAAACGATTGAGTTCTGTAGTTCCTATACAAAAAATAAAACCAAAAGGACCAGACAAAATAAAAAAAACATTGGTTGACGGACAAGCAATGATTGCTACACATGTAGAAAAACAAACAGAGAATAATAATGACGAAAGTGATTCCGAAGATGATGCAGATGAAGATGAACTAGACCCAGAAGATGATATAGCTATATTGATTCATAATTTTACGGAAATATTACCCCCTATTATTGCACTTTTGGCAATATTTTCGGATAAAGAGCATTATGATTGTGAGTCTTTAGAAGATTGTCTCGTTAATTGTATGAAAAATGTGGATACATTGGTTAATACGATTTGCAATTGTGATAAAGATAATGTAATAGTTTGTTACTTGAATAGTATTAATGATAATAATCCACGTTATACAAAAGCACGCATAATACGACTATTGCAAATCATAAAAGAAATCATAATGAATCCTGAAAATGAAGCATTAAATACACTATTAAATAATATCTTTGCAGATATTAAAGGGACAATGGTAAAAGATGATGGATTAATATTTTCTATGTCACCAGAAGAGATACAAAAAAAAATAGAAGAATATTTACCAGTGCGTTCAGAAGAAAAAGACAAACACGGAGAAGTATTTACACCTCCCATTTTGATTGATGAAATGATTTCAACATTACCTCCAAATGTATGGGAAGACCCTACTTTGAAATTGCTTGACCCTGCAAATGGTGTTGGTAATTTTCCTATGATTGCTTATGGACGATTAATGGATGGGTTAAAATCATGGGAACCAAATGAAAAAAAACGAAGTTCTCATATTATTAAAAATATGTTGTATATGATTGAATTAAATCCCAGAAATGTAAAAATTGCTCGTAAAATATTTGGAAATAATGCAAATATATGTTGCGCTGATTTTTTGGAAGAAGAAGCAAAATGGAAACATCAATTTGGAATAGAAATATTTGATGTCATTGTTGGAAATCCTCCTTATAATAAAGGAGGAATACGGTCTAAACTAGAGAAAACAAAAGAAGGAACCCAAACTATATGGCCAGATTTTGTTAAAAAATCAATCGCATTATTGCGAAATACTAAAAGTTATTTGTTATTTATACATCCAGCCTCTTGGATATCATTGCAGCACGATAGAAGTGATATAATATTGGATAAACAAATTGTATATTTAAGATTTTATAATTATTCCTCATCTCAAAAACTATTTGGAGAATCTGGGAAGTTACCATTAACATATTATTTATTAAAAAATGTAAATACTAAAAATAATAGTCTTATTTATGATAATTGCTTAGAACGTTTTATAGAATATAATATTTATGATAATAATTTTGTTCCAACCGAAGCTATTCCTATGTTTGAAAAATTATTTAAATTAACTAATAAATATGGGAACTTGCAAAATAATTATTATAATACTAAACGACCTGACTCTGAAAAAACAAAAAATAAATACTCAGCCAAATATAAATACCCATTAGTTTCAATAACAAACAAACAATTATCAGTAGATTTTTACGATAGTAATTTGTCTAAAACAAATAATGCCAAACTATTATTTCCTAATTTTTCTATGGGGTATCCAATATTAGATAGATATGGTGTATTATATCCATCATCTAATATGATGCACGTTGTTGAATATGATAATAATATTAAAAAATTACTTCAAATACAATCAATGTTTTATACAAGTATAGTTTTTTATATAATTAATTTGCTTAAAACAAAACAAAACTTTTTCAATAATAAAATATTTGAAATATTACCGGATATAACTAAAATTACGCAAAACCAAACTATAACTGATGAATATTTAATAGAATTATTAAAATTGAGCAAAGAAGATATTGAATGTATAGAAAAATATAAAAACACAGGAGAGGGTAGATTAACTTCAGACCAAATATCCAGTTTCAAAGAGTTTGATATTAAAAAATATGTTCCAACTTTTAAAATTAGTGATTATCAAGAAGAACCAATAATCTCACACAAAGATTTTCATACGATAAAACAAGATAGTAAAACTTCAAAGAAACAAATTATATCGGTTAAAAAATCCACATCTTCGAATAAACCAAAAAAAACAAAGAAACACCATTCAGCTGGTGGAAGAAAAACCCGAAAACAAAAAACCGGGTTTATGAGTTTCTTGAATAGATATACCCGTAAGCATAAATGATAAAAAACATAATAAAGATATTTTAGTATGTTTTACATATATAGTCGCCATACAATGGATTATTCATACAAAGAATGCTTGATGTGTAAAAAGAGGATTGACAATTCCTCCAATTTTATTACAATTCCCTATGATAAAAAGCACGTTTATTTTCACCGGTTTTGCTATTTCAATTATAGAACGGAATATTTGAAATAAAACATTATTTTATTGTCTATTTCGCCGATCCATTTCCTAAATACAAGAACGACGCCATCACATTCTTGTTTTTCTGTTCATATTCCATTGTCCGCAAACTAGACTGGTATTGCCGCTGCATCATTTTCTCCTGCATTTCGCGTTCCCGGTTCGCCAATATAGCCTCCGCCTCCGTTTTCTCTAAAGGTTTCCCCGCGGTTTCGGCCCGGGCCCGGTTATACTGATCCACTGATGCGTATTTAGGCACTTTGGCAAAGTCAGCTTCACTCACCGAAAAAACAGTCTGGTCTTTATGCACTTTTCGCAAATCGTCATATTTCAATTTGCTAAAAGGGTCGCACGAAACATATTCGTCCGATTGCCCATCATCATCGTCGTATAACCCCGCCCCGGGGCCGGGTTGCCCGCCCGTATATAAACTCTGAACCCCCGAATATTTGACCATTCCTTGGGTTTTCTGTTTGATGTTCTCCAACACTTCACCCATATTTTTGGTATTTACATTGGGGTCAATTTGATAGGCGGGTTCATCGGTTTTGAACCAGGCATTTCTTTCCGGGTCGGGTTTTTTAGCCATATTTTGTTCGAATAATTCGTTGAACTTGGCTTGAAACCCTTTTTCCCCCATTTTTTCTATAACAGTGCTTACTTGTTGGACCGCCGACGTGGGTGCTTTTATGGGTGTATATGCCGTATTTTTAGCCGAAACATCCGCATTTTGTCTGTTTTGGTTCTCGTAGAATTGACATACGATATCAAATGCTTTTTTGTAAAACAAAAAATAATCGGCGGGCAATTTGGATTTATCGGGATGCAACATCAGGACTTTTTTTTTCGCGCGTTTTAGGTCCTCGATAGTTATATGATATTTCAGGTCAAAAATACCTAGTAATTCTTCCAGTGAATACGTATTTATATTTAGATTGTGTTGCGAGGAAGCCGCCGCAGGCGGCGACCGTTTCATTGCGCAATTCATTTGAATGGGCTGGTTACCATTGGGATGATATCCATCAGGTATTCTATAACTCATCACTATTACTATTTAGACTGAAATTGTTTTTTGGATTTTTGCCTAAATATATTTAGGAAAAAAGGAAATATAAAATACTTATTTATACATATATAAATGCCAGGTCTTCCTATTTTAGAAAAGATTGACAACGTAAGACAATTTAGCGATCATTTGCAGTCCAATCCAGGACTCCTTATTATAAAGTTTGGGGCAGAATGGTGTGGTCCTTGTAAACTAATTGAAAAACAAGTGCATGATTGGCTTGACAGAATGCCGGCAACGGTTCAGGGATTTATTATTGATGTAGATGAATCCTTTGAGTTATATGCATTCTTGAAAACGAAAAAAATGGTAAATGGTGTTCCCGTTATTTTATGCTACGACAAGGGGAATCTCAACTATATTCCATCGGATAGTATTATTGGGGCAGATAAAGCCGGTATAGATGCATTTTTTCAAAGATGTTTAGCTAAAGTCCAATAATTATAGGATATATATGCTGGGTTTCATGTCTAGATGTATGTTGTAAAATATCATACGTCTAGACAACAATAAGTATTTGAGAAATAAGGAATACATAAATCTAATTTGTTTTTTTCTGTTTTTGTTTTTTATTCTTTGTTTTTCTGGCTTTTTTACCACCACGTTGTTTCTTCGTTCTGCGCTTCTTTTTCTTTTTTCCACCAACACGTTCTCCTTCACCTTCCGGTGCAGCGCCAAATGATTCAGATGATTCTCCTTCTCCTTCTGATTGAGAACCCAAAAAACTACTGGGTTCTTCTTTGATAGGCTCAGCAACGGGAATCGGTGCAGCAGAAGGTTCTGGTGATTCACTAGATTCAGATTCACTATCACCTTCAGGCGTCTCATATGCTGTAGCAACTGCAAGTATGACACCGGTTAGACCAATTGCACCGTATGTCAAGAATGACAAATTATTGAATTGCATTAAACTCATTGATACTATATTTATATAGTATCAAGATAATTTTATATTTGAATCAAAAATGCTAAATATGCATAACTATTTTATCTCACAGCAACACTAGTTTTGGAAGATTCAACTGCTGCCAGTTCTTCTCTGTATTTTCGCTCAGCATTGAAGCGAGAATACCACTGGTTTTTCAGGTCTTGCGACAGCGTTATGTTGAATGTTTTTTCATATTGCTCGGGAGTATCGAAATACATGGTGTTGTTTCCATTTCGGCATTCTCCGGTGCACATACCTACCTTGAAGAAAATGTATTCATCTACTTTACCTACCCGATAGTTTGAATGATATGCGCCACCAATAGCGCTACGGATCATTCTTCCGGGGGTATCGGAACAGGAATATAGCTCGAGTGCTACCCGCTTCTTGCTTTTCACCCCATCAACAACACGAGTAGTTGTTCTATAAAACTTGTTATAGCCAGGATCGAGGAGCTTCGCGTTTTCTACTTCTTTCCGGTTCTTTCTCGACCTGGTAACAGTAGTGCTTGCATGTGACATAGACACTGTAGTTCCGTCATCGCTATATCCTTCACCAACATAGTTTCCGTATTCGTCGCACATAATGATTTGTAAGTAGATTTAGTAATAAACTGAGAGTAGTTTAGTGGGGGACTGGATACATATACTAGTATTGTATCTTTAAATGATTTTTGGTAATAATATAATGGGGAAACATATAAATAGATTATATATATCAATTATATACGATGTTTGCAGCACTTGACGCTATAAAGAACACCATATTTTCACTAAACCCATTGCCAAAAACTATATCTAAACCTTTAGATACAATAAGTAGTGTTGTGGAAGATGATAATGAACCGATTATTGACCAACCTGACCCCCTTGCGAACATAAATACTCCTATATCACATAATATATATGACAAACGTCCATACCTAGTTAAAAATATAGAAACTGGTGAAACCGAAGAATATCATTATTTACATGGAGAACATCTAGAACAAACATATGACTTTTGTCTAAATAAATCATCTGCTATAAAAATACATATTTGTATGGTAGGATTGGATTTTCATTGTAATTATTCGGGAGAACATTTACCTTTTTTACGATTTCTTATGGAATATGGTGCTTCCGCTATTGGTTTTCCTAAATGTGAAATACTATGTTCTACGCCGGAAACGGAAAATGCAACTGCTCAAATGGATACTTATTTCCATAATGAATGTATGAAACGTGTGTTGGATTTTTTTGTTATAGAGGGACAATTTACACAAGAAGCCGATTTTACAAAACGGTTAAATCATTCGTATCGCGGATATACAGAAATTGGTGAAGGAGAACTTGTAGCCGTTTTTGATATAACTGGTTTTCTAAATATGCCTTTGCGAAAGAGGCAAAATCCAGCTTGGATAGTTTTAGATGATATTTTGAATCCAGTTCTCTCATTTTCTCCTAAAGTATTGCAATTTTTCAAAGAAAATGAATATATGAAAGAGATTCGCGGTCCTTTGAACAATGTAGTAGAAATGCCGAAATCATTGTATTTGTATGACACGGTCGCCCAACGGTTCATGGAAAAGTCGGCAAAGTCGGAATGGTTAGAACCGCGGTCGTTTCATAATACATATGGCAATTTTTACTATTTCAAATCATTGAAACCGAGTCCAGCTGAAAATCCACAAGTAAATGAGGATTATAGAAAATGCGTGGTTTTCCTAAAGAACTATGCGGATTTTTTGGAGGATAATGGTTCAATTGATTTGAATGGAGAACATATTGCGGAATCGCCTTTATCCTTCGATAATACATTATCTCCGGATAATCTTCGAACACCTACGCTCGTTCCGAGCTCCGGCGTTCTCGCAGAACCAAGAAAAGAATCAGTTGGAGGAAATAATGATATATCTCAACCAACGGATAATTTGATTTTGAGTGACGATGAAGAAGCTGAATCAGAACCTGAAACAGAACCTGAACCAGAGGTTGAACCATCTGAAAATGGTGATATACAGAACAACTTACCGTTTGTTTCATTGATTATGTTTATGGATAATGGTGAACCGATGTATTGTGTAAAAACGGAAAGTATTTTTAAGGAGTTATAATTTATTATAACAAATACTACTACAATACGGAAAACAATTTAGAAAATTGAATACAATATGTATATTCTATTTTTATTTCATATATCATATACACTATTACTATGTCTCTCAAAATCAAATCCCCCGAAACATTTCGTCAAAATATTCGCGATAAATTGGAGCCAATTATTGGCGACGAAAAGATGGCAACCAATTTGGAAAAAGGCGTATTCAATTATGCAATCAAAGAAGCCAATTCTCATAAAATAGTGAAAAAATGGGAAAACCCCCCATTTGTCCAGCTATACACTGACCGATTGAGAAGTATATATATCAATTTGAAGAACCCGGATCTACTGAAACAAATACATGATGGCGAAGTTGCTCCGCAAACAGTTGCGTTTATGACACATCAAGAGTTCAATCCTACACATTGGAGAGTATTAATTGACCAAAAAATCAAGCGCGATGCATCTAAGTTTACCACAAACATAGAAGCATCCACTGACATGTTTACTTGTAAGCGTTGTAAATCCAAACGATGCACCTATTACGAGTTGCAAACAAGAAGTGCGGATGAGCCAGCGACTATTTTCGTTACTTGTTTGGATTGCGGCAAACACTGGAAATCATAAACGTGCTCTTCTTATTATATTTATCTATTTACATATACTTCATGCCGTGATATATTCAACCCATCAAAAATAATGAAAAAACAATAAAAATATATTTTTTATTGTTTGTATGTATTGTTTTTTACACTATATTATACTACTAATATACTACTAATATACTAGATTATGATTTTACATTAATATTTCTAAATCTTTGAGTTTCCAATATTCACATCCACCATTTGGCAAAGGTCGCTTGATAATAAACGGTATGAGTTTCTGCTCCAATTCAGCCAAAGCAATCAAATATCCATCTATAGCATTGGTTGTCAGTTTCACAAAAGGTTTAGCTCCATCATTGATTTGTTTTGCGCGCTCACCTAATACGCGCGCTTTTTCAAACTTAGTCAAGAATGGTAAAGTGCGATGAAGTGGGTCAAATATTTGACCATTATCATCTCGGTGAATAACAGTAAGCAATTCAACTTCGCCATAATTTAATTGTTGCATTTCCGGATGATGTTCGCTAATGATGTTTTGTTTCAATGATTCATCGAACTTTTGCAGATAATTTTCTTCGTATTCATCGTCATCATCATCGTCATCATCATCGCTCAAATCATAGTTTTGAGTTTCAGCCATGTTTTCCCTTGCATCTTTTGCAAATAGCCGCCTATTTCTGGCTTCTTCATCGTCTGACCCATCATCATAGTCTGATAATTCATCTGCATCTTCGTCATCGGATGCATCGGAACGTTTACTTTCATTGTCATCATCCGAATCGTCGGTATCGCTTGCGTTTCCTTTTTTTTGTTTATTGGATTTGGTTTCTTGTTCCTTTTCTACGTCATAATCGTCATATTCATCATCGCCATATTTTTCGTTCATCTTGTAATTGTTATATATATATAGTATATGTCTAAATGTATTAGATAATAATTATTTATTTGTAGTTTCAATTTTTTGTTTATGTTATTACAATTTTCGCATTTTTCTATAATAATTCTCAGGCGATGATTATTTGTTGTCATCTGTTTTCCATACTGTATCACATGTAACACATATATACAAGTATTTGAGTGCATCGTCGTCATATCGCATATAGATGATTTCAGGAACAACGTCTTCTTTTACATTTGTATGGCATTCTGGATTGGGACATTTCACATTGGAAATACGGGGAAGAGTGGGGTCTTTTTTGGTATACCGATTGATAATGTGGTTGAATTTTTGCTCGCCTTTTTTGAGATGAGTTTCTAAAACGCAAATATTTTCACTTGTCAGGGTTGCATCTTTCGCTCCGCATTTGCGACAATAATATACGAGTTCGTTTGTATTTTCTTCGTTAATACTGATGTATAACATATTGCTACAGTGGTTGCAAAACTTCATTGTAATAAGATAATTGTATAATATGATATAATATTATATTATTATATCACTTTTCAATTTTATAGTTATTTTTTACATTATCCTTCAATAATAAATTATCTCCGGATAATCCTCGAACACAAACACTTATTTTGAGTTCGAGGTGAGTTTGTAAGTTCTCCATTCATTGTTTTCGCAATTTTATTTATACAAACCATAAAATTGATTTTTTAAGGATATAAATATATTTTCTATATCTATATCAATACACTTATTAATAATGTCTCTAAATATGTCTGCTGCAAAAAAAGGTCCCGCTATCAAAGCTAAAGCACACGATACACGCTATATGGATTTTATAAAATCCCATTACGTTGATCCTGAAAACCCTCTTCCTACTACAAATACACGTATTAAAGGCGAACATGGAGACTTCAAAATGAGCGGTGGCAATTTCCATATTTCAGACGAGGAATATCCGGCGTTCTTGAAATTGTATGCAGAAAAAATAGTTGCAACGAACGCATTGGAAAACTTGACAGAAAAACAATTGGAAGAAGGTCCCATTTTGATAGACGTGGATTTAAAATACGATGCCTCCGTAAAAACCCGATTGCATAATAATGGCCATATAGAGGATTTGATAGATGGGTTGGCCGAAGAATTAAGCAAAATGTTGCAATTTGACGAAAATACGAATTTCAATATTTATATTCAAGAAAAACCAGACGTAAATGTTTTGGAAGATAAATCTATTACAAAAGACGGTATTCATATTATTATAGGTATAAAAGCCGACCGACGTACACAATCCGATTTACGCAAACGAATCATTCCATTCATTCAGGACATCTGGACCGATTTACCCATAAAAAACACAGGCGGATGGGAAGATGTTGTAGATGATGCTATCGCATCCGGTGCGAATGGTTGGCAATTATATGGTTCCAGAAAACCAAATCACGACGTATACAGATTAACTCATATTTACAATATTCAGTATGACACAGACGACAACAGTATTCAGCGACATGAAGTCCCGTTAGAATCATTTGATGTTGTTCAAAATATCGAAAAATTATCCGCTAGATGCAAAACACACCCTTCCTATTTCTTTACTGGTGAATATGTAACCGAACGCAGTAATTCGCCAGTTGCGGTTGCAACCAACCGACAACCTGCCGGCGCAAGACGTATGCTGGGAAATGTCGATACCAGTAATAGCGGGTTATTGCGGATTTCTACACCAGAACAATTGCAACAATCTTTAGCCAATTTCTTAGATGAACTCATTATGCCGCAAGAATATGAGCTGAAAGAGGCATATGATTATACAATGATATTGCCAGAGACGTATTACGGTGTTGGGTCGTTTACAAAATGGATTCGCGTAGGTTGGGCTTTGCGAAACATCAGTGATAAACTATTCATTGTTTGGGTTGCATTTTCTGCCAAAGCCAATAATTTCTTGTATAGCTCTATTTCGGACTTGTTCAATAATTGGCAAACATTCGATTTGAAAAATCCAAAAGGTCTCACAAAAAGGTCTATAATGCATTGGGCAAAACAAGACGCTCCGGAAGCATATAAAAAAGTGCGAGCAACTACGATTGACCACTACATCGACCAAACAGTCAAATCTATTACACTAGACAGTTTGGGCTCAGACAAAAATGCGCGCGGATGCACCGATTCCGATTTAGCGAATGTGTTATATCAAATGTATAAAGACGAGTTTGTATGTGTCAGTGTGAAAAACAATGTATGGTATAAGCTGAAAGGACACCGCTGGATAGAAAATGATTCTGGAACGACATTGCGAAAGGCGATTTCTACAATCATGCGTGATTTGTATTGGAATCGGGCCTCGGACTTTATGGAACAGGCGGCTTCGATTGACCCACCTGACGAAGCCAGAACAAAACGTCTTCAAGATTATGCAAACAGTATTCTATCTATTTGTCAGCGCATAGGCAATTCCGGCGGAAAAAACAATATTATGACAGAGGCGAAAGAATTGTTTTATGATGGCGAATTCATTAAGAAACTGGATACAAACCCCTATTTATTGTCATTCAATAATGGTGTTATAGAGTTTTATCCAGAAGGCGGAGGAATATTCCGCAAGGGATATCCGGAAGACTATTTATCAAAATGCACCAACATGGATTATGTTCCGATCGACGAACAGCGCGATGCCGAAAATATAGCAGAAATCAAAGATTTTATGGGGAAAATATTCCCTATAGAACAAATACACACATACATGTGGGAACATTTGGCATCGGTTCTTATTGGGAAAGCCGCAACTCAAACATTCAATATGTATATTGGGGTTGGGCAAAATGGCAAATCGGTATTGATGGATTTCATGTCTACTTGTTTAGGCGATTATTATGCAGGTGTTCCTCTGCCTTTGATTACCGACAAGCGCACAAAAATTGGTGGCTTAGCCCCGGAATTGTTGGAACTGAAAGGAGCCCGTTTAGCGGTCATCAATGAGCCATCCAAAGGCGACCAAATCAACGAAGGCATTATGAAACAACTCACTAGTGGTATTGAGCCTCTCCAAGCACGAGCGCCTTATATGTTGCAAGCGGTGTCATTTGTTCCCCAATTCAAATTAGTTGTTTGCAGTAATGAGTTTATGGTAGTAAAAAGCCAGGATCATGGAACTTGGCGTCGTATCCGCGTAGTCGATTTCGTATCGCTATTTACCGATAAACCGGTGTCAAATGACCCGGAGAAGCCATACCAGTTCTTGATTGACCGTCATATAACCGAACGATTCAATAAATGGAAGACGGTGTTTATGGCAATGTTGGTAAATATTGCATACAAAACGAAAGGGGTGGTTAAGGATTGTGACCGGGTATTGTCGGCGAGTAAATCATACCAAGAAAGTTTAGACTTTATTGGAGATTTCATCCGCGATCGTATTGTGTTAGACCCAGCCGGTAAAATAACGAAACAAACTGTGAAATACGAGTTCGAATCATGGCATTCATCAAACTATGGCGGAAAACTGCCAAATATTAAGGAAGTTCACGCATATATGGATAAAAAGTATGGTAAATATGAAAAAAAACGTGCCTGGTTAGGTATTTCTATTCGCGTAGATGAAAATGTAGAGGAAGAAGATGATGCTGATGAAGATCCGCAAGACATTGGCGAGAATGATTTGTAACCAACCACCAACCACCAACCTATTTATAGAATTGTATAGTAATTATATAACAAAAATATACATATAATATACATAATAAAACTATGTGCCGCCTATTTTTTTCCTTTCGAAATAAGGCAATTCGACCATTACTAGAAGATTTTTTATCACAATCTATACACTCTGAAAAAAACACACCCAATCTAAAGAATGATAGAGATCATGACAACCATCCAGATGGATTTGGGATTGCTTGGAAAAATCACGGTGAAAAAGACTGGAATGTGTATAAACAACCTACCGTATTTACAGAAGACGACAATTTAGATGAAGTTCTGGATACTATACCCAATGAATTGGTTATAGGTCATATAAGAAAAAAAACCGATGGAGATGTTTCTATGGAAAATACACATCCGTTTCATTATAACGGTCAAATATTTGCACAAAACGGTAAAATAGAAGATTTTACTAAACACATACCATTATTGCATTCTTATATATTACATCCACTCTTAAGTGAAATACAAGGCCAAACGGATACGGAATGTCTATTTTATATGTATATTTCGTGTGTAAAATATTTAGAGAACCGGCCGCGTTATTTGCGAAAAAATGCAACTCGGAAAAAAAACGCGAGAATGCCGTATTTTACAAAATCTCAAATCGTGAAATATGAAAAAATAATTAGTGGTATTTCACTAAAACCAAAAACCCACAACTACCATAATCACATAAATGCATTTTTTATCCTTACGGCTATTTTCAGAGAACATACTATTGAATTGGTTGCGAATATTATTTACGCCAATTCCAATATAGTATTACTAACTAGATATATACACTATGACAAATCTAAATATAACGAAAAACAAATACCGACGTCATTATATTGGAACAAATGTAAAAAACATGGGGACAATGGTATATTGATAACATCGGAACCCTTGCAAAAATATGATAGTGTGCTTTTCCCGGAAAATACTATTACTATTTTAGACTATAAGAAATATGAACTCGTTGTTGTGAGAACGCCGTAGTTCGGAACGAGTGTAGATGTTAGAAGATTATTATATGATTTATTGCATATAATAATATATTATTGTAATGGCTTATGGAGTTGGTAAATAATCGTAAATACCTGGTTTATTCCAATACTCAGATGGATCATATGGAGTGCCGATTAATAATGCACTTATATAAGGAAAAATAATGAATATGGCATATTCAATCGTGTGTAATATCATAATAGATAACAACATGCCTATTGCGAATAATATTTTTACTAAATCATTCATTTCAGGTTGTTTATATAAATTGTAACATCCGTATAGAAATGCTCCGCAGAATACAAAAATGAGTATATAGTTTGCAAACTTCCAGTTGTTTATTTTACGTTTTGTATTTGCAAATAATTGATTATCAACAGAATGAACATTTGTTGTATTGTCTATTTTGTTTTTTAATACTTGATTTTCAGTAAAAACCGCGTTATATGATGCAGTTCCTTCTACAAACCCTTCTTGAACCGATTCATATGATGGTTCATAGTTTACCAAGCCTTCTTTTTTGGGTGTAACAGGAGTTCCTATTTCTTTTTGTAATAAATCCTCATATTTCATTTGGTTCTTTACAACAGTATCTTTGTATCCATCTACCTCGTCATTACCTATCACTAATTTTCTGAAATATTGTAGATTGTCTATAATTGCATTCACTTTTTTTCGCAGTCGCATATTTTCTTTGTTCAATTTTTCGATTTGTTTGTTCAGACTATCTATCAATATATCTTTTTCTATTATTATGTTTTCTAACTGAGCAATCCTTGCAGTAGATTGTTTTATTTGTATTTCTAAGTTTCGTATTCTGTCGGCTGCAACTTTAAGCTTATTTGTTAAATCTTGCGCACGGATAGTTTGTGCATTACCCCTGTTTATAGCATAATTTACATTCCGATTTGTTTCATCGAGTTTTTTTTTTATAGAATTAAGGTCTGGTAATCCAGAAAAACCTTCTTTTTTTGGTTTCCGAATAGGTTTTCCAATTTCTTGTTCCGATAATTCTTTGTATCTAATTTCTTGTTTTACAATAACATTTTCATATCCATCAACTTTTTCATTACCCAATGCCATTGTCCTGTAATATTGCAAATTGTCTAAAAGTGCGTTTGTTTTTTTTCTCAAACGCCTATTTTCTTGAATCAAAAATGCAATATGTTTTTTTTTTCTGTCAATTAATCTGTCTTTTTCTCGAATGATTCTTTCTAATCTGACAATTTGTTCTAGTAATTGTTTTATTTGACTTTCTAACCCGCGTATTCTTTGATTTGATACACTAATACTTGCAGCTAAATCATTTGCACGTTTTGTTTCTGCATCGGCTTTTTTATTAGCATCCGCTAATCTCCTATCAGCATCGGCTTGTTGTTGGTTTAAGACATTAAATAACCCCCAATTGAAAGGTGGTGGAGGTGGTGGAGGTGGTGGTCCTGGTGGTTTGAAAATATTAAAAAAAGAAGCAACTGACGTTGTGGTTTTTTTAAAAAAATTAGCAACTGCAGAGGGTGGAGGTGGTGGAGGTAGTATTGGTGGGGGAGGTATTTTTGGTGGTGGAGGTGGTTTCGGAAGTGTAATACCTTCATTTTCATAACTATCGGCTAGTATTTTACCATCTAATTCATCTTCCTTAAAATCTTCTGGCATAATAGTTATATTATGTGTATAAATTATATTTTACTATAACTATTAATTTCAGAAGGTTCGTATGGATTGACTATACGTTTGGCGTTTGGAGAAGAGACACTTTCTGAACCATTCATTAATGTAAATCCAGATACAACATTGGGAATGTTAATAGATAAACACTGTTGTGTCTTACCGTCCCATATGGAACCATTTTTATTTCCAGGAGGACAACATGATTCTCCAACACATAATAAACCACCTACTGACCCGTTTGTAGTATTTCCATCACCTCCATTCATATCTGCTCTAGATGGTTGAACTAAGTTTAATTTGTCGAAGTCCATATTGTATCTTCTATTTATATCTTTCAAAGTCATGGTTATTATTACAAATCCAAATATACCAACAACCGACATTACAAATATGAAAATGACACTTGGAACTGGTATAAAGTTGTTCAATAATGTTAATCCTAAATATATTAATAAAATAATAATAATAATAAACAAAATTTTGATTTGCGCAAAATATTTTTTACTGTAACTACTTGAAAAATCCGCCATACGTTTTTGTCCATATAAAGCACTATCAACTGACGATTTTTTGTCATTTAATCTATTTAATTCATTATCTATGATTTGTTTCATATTAGTTTGTCTATCTAAAACTGCACTAGATGAATTACTATTTCCATAATATTTATTGTATGTATCAGTAAGCTGTGTACGTAATTCTTGCATATTGGTTAATACCGGGGCACCAGTATCCCCTGATGATATAGCTGCTAAATCAGCAAGATATTGCTGTTGAATATAAAATATTCCAGATAAGTCCGAATAAACAGTTGACATAATTTATATAATATATATATATTATTGTATATATTATATAGATATAACATGAAATATTGTGCAATTATAAAAATACATATACTATTAATAAATGTCTTAACTATGCCAAACTCTTATATTTCATTTATACGTATTCCTATAAAATACAATTTTTATTCACTTGTATTTTATAATATTTGTCGATTCCTAAAGAACATTTATTATATGTGTATTGCGAGAACACCGGGGGCAACGACATAGTAGTTGCATAGATATGCGAGAATTATTTTGAGAATAGTTACATTCATAGGATTATGTCATTTGTTCTTATATTCTATGACCTTCCTAAATATATAGCAGAAACTAAAAGTGTGGTTGTTAGAATACTACCTGCTATATACATATTGTTAGTTTGCAATGCCATTTGTTTCGCGTCATTTTTCATTTCCGTATTTAAATCTGTATTTCCACTGAATACAATTGGCTGAGTTCCTGAAAAATCATATTGTGGCGAATTATTTAAAACGCCGTAAAGTGCATTATATTTGTCTATATTGCCACTTATATCTGTGTAAAGAGTGTTCATTTTATTCAAATCATTACTATAGTCTTGTGCGATGCTTTGCAATGGCTTTATTTGACCATACAAAATACCGGCATAACAATCTGGTTTTCCATTTGTTCCGCAGTCAGCTCCTGGGTCATACCATCCATGCGTGTCAAATCCTTCGAAAAAACTACTATATGTATTTGTATTTGTATTGTTTGTATTTCCTTTTGGTGGAGATGCATATGCGGTTGATGGATATGTAGATGGGACGGTGTTAGTTGGTGGAGATATATTTGTTGGTTTATCTGCTCCTCCTTGTAAATCTATTCTCCTTTCTTTTATAGCTTTTCCAATCGGGGTCGATAGCATACCTATATTTTGAGGACCTTCTACTTTAGGCCCCATATATGCAGGCGTTGTAGCTGGTGTAACGGGTAAAAATGCAACGCCAGTTTCAATACCAATTGTAGATTCAACCCCTGTAGTATTTATTTGCGAGTTTTTCAAATATAACGCATATTTATCATTGGAATCACTTGCTACAGGTACATATGCTGGTATCAGTTGATTACCTAACATACATTGAGTATTATTTTTCATATACAAATATCTACAATCTGGACTCTGACTACATTGAATTTGACATTCCGCTATACTTTTTACGTTTGTTACATTTGGATTTGTATCATTATATGGCATATATTTGGTAGAACTTGCAGTGTATGAACTTGTCCCAATTATAGCGGGGTTTGTTCTATCAATTGGTTTAAATGCAGCACCCTTTTCTCCAATCGTAGCGTAATACATATTTCCTGGAATAGGATGAGATATATCTGTTTGATATACATAATATGGCTGAGCACCGTTTTCAACTGCATTTGTAAACATAGGCGCTTTAGTATCTTTATAAGTCTGGTCTGCTGAGAAACACCCATATACTGCTGCTTTTAATTGTAAATATCCTCCATTAATTTCCAGTTTAAATTGTCCATTTGAGGATATCATTTGTTTTTTTGTTGCGGGTAGACTTTCACCTAAAGAGAGAATATTGTTGGCTCCATTATTAAATGCGGTTTTCCAATCCAATTGTGTTATTGGTGCAATTTTTTTTATTTTTTCTGACACAGTATTATCACTCGCAAATAAATCCCATAAAACTTCACCGGATGAAGTGCTTGATGTTGTTCCATTTGTTGCAACAGTACGGAATAATTTTACATTACCATCTGTTCCCAATTCTAATCGAAACTTGCATCCATTAGACGCGCATTGTGTAAGGTCTAATTTTAATGCATTATTCGTAAGATTAAGCGTTGTATTATTTACAGGTGCTGCAGTTTGTGTTCTCTTTACAATATTAGAACCAGTAGCAGGTTCTGTTCCAGTACCTATGTTTGGACCATAAAAGTTACAGTTGGTTACATTCTTTTTCACAATATTTCTTCGATATACTCGATTCTGAAATGCAGTTCCTAAAGGTCCGCAATTATTCGCTTCATTTTTACCATATCTAGCATATCCAGTTCCAGGGGTTTCATCGTTTGTGGTGAAACATTGACCGTAATATTGCAACCCAAAATATTTATGACCATATTTTTGTGCATCTGCTAAACAACTATCGATGTTTTTTCCACTACCAGTATATGTATTCATCGCTCTTGTCACAGTATCTTTATAACATCCTAATTCTTGTGGTTCATTTTCAACATCCTGAACACTATCACCATAAGTGGTATATCCAAGACAATTCGGGTCATTATCACATTTTGTTTCACAAGTTTGTTTTTCAACATTCGTTAATGTATACAGAGTCGTTTGACCAGTCTGAACTTGCGAGTTTGGTTGACCTACATATCCAGGAGTGCGTCTTCCCAATGCAACTGGTTCTACTCTGATACGTATTCCTTTGACTCCGTATCCAAGACTGGTTTCATCCCCAACTAACTTAACTGGAATACCATTTTTCCATGTTTTATTGAGTGGTGAAAGTGATGATGAATTGGTAGTACTAGTCGCTACGGTAGATGGAGAACTTACAGTGAATGTTTGCACATCACCAGTATTCATTACACTAGTGTATAATATTTCACCGGTAGATGAAATTGCCTGTATAATTGCACCAGCAATGCGCTGTTTGCAACAATCTAATCTATTGTAATATACAATTTTATCTATATCGGTATCTTGACCTAAATCAACCATCCACCACGAACTGCAAGGCGAATTACTGTGATAACCCATATTCCATGGTTTTAAACCAGGTGTTCCATTTACTGCATTCGCCGGAGCAGATTGATAACTATATACACCACTTGAACTGGTCGCCTTCCCTTTTGCAACATCAACCCCATCTTTATTGAATACTTGAACGTGCGATATTTGTAACCAACTGTCTTTCCCACAAGTTGCAGTTATACGGACAAATCTATATGCGGGGGAATATTTCGCTTCTACTGCCTTTACATATAGCGATCCATCATTTGGAATACCTGGGTATTTTTTATTATCGCCTATGGCAACTGCAACTTTCACCATTTTTTTGTATGGACCATCCATCGCAGCTAGTATATATTGGTCATTGGTTCCATCAACCAGTTCTATCTCAGAAATGGGAATATCTCGTCCAATCCACCCACCTGCTAAAGATCCCCCTTCTATACTCAACTGATTTATATCAAAAATATATGTTTTTAGTGATACATATGAGTTTGGAGGTAAAAATGTTCCAGAGTTTCCATACGTATAACTAGTAGTTGTAGTGTTAAATTTATTCTGTTTTACACCCATATTTGCAATATTATCCGCAGTTATAATGATATCCCCTGTATCTGCATCTACGCCAAATGATTTTACAGTTGGTCCCATTGTCCAACATACAACATAGTCATAATAAGTATTTGTATCTGATCCAGTAGTTGCTTTCATTAATGGGTCGTTTCCAACGTGACATTCAAATAATTTGGGGTCTTTTATTCCAGCAGAAGGTAATGGTTTTATTATAGAAAAATATTTTTTGTTCAACATAGCAGCTTTATTGGAACAAGTTTCAAATGTATGATAAGCACTATCTGTTCTAGTCATGTTTACATTATTACTATTACTATATTCAGGTGCAGTTTTACATCCAACGCGCGCATTTTTTGCAGCCGTTTCTGCAATTGGAATAAAATCAACTGCTGTATATTTATATCCTGCTTTAAATGCTTTATCAGCTTGAACCAATTCAGCAGAGGACATATTAGATACTTGCACGGGCGTAAATACATTATTGAAATTGGCATCTGTTAATACTTGGCCAGTAGTTTTATTTATTGCATTTTGTTCATTTGTTTCTATATCTGTAATGCCTGTGACAAAGTCGCTATTTGCATATTTTAGTAGGCTTGGTGTTGTCATATTATATATTATGTATAGATTAATTATATGATATATTCATATAATTATTATAACAATCATACCTGTTAATATTATTATTTCTAAATATAAAACTGTATATTTAGATATTTATACAATAACCTGAATGAGTAATGAATAACATAAAAATGTATGATTATTCAAATACTATTTATTATCTCAGTAGATATTCTGCTAAACACTTTGCATAAATATTTTACACTATATTATTCACTATATTCTTCACTAGAATAATTTATGTAGATTTTTGCATAGTTAAAAAAGCTGCAATAGTTAATGTGCTTGCTATAACTGTTAATAATATTTTGGTGTAAGATGTCGCTATTAATTGTTTTTCATAAAAATTGGTGGTTGTATCCCCAATTTGATACAGTTCTGTTAGCTTAGAATCAAGTTCTTGCCGTTGTTGATTTATAACTTTATATTTATTTAGTATGTCACTGTATATAGCCATATATTCAGATTGGTTTATTTCTTTAGGATTAGCTGTTGAAACCCAATTCATTTTGTTTTTTAATCGAATTAAACTACCATGTGTATCAGGAGGGCCAGAACGCTTCATTAATTTGGCATATGCATTATTATAGTTGTTAAGCAATTCTGACCCAGTTGATGGACAATTTTTTTTGTCAATATATTTTTGATTAGCGTTTTTATTGTTAGCACTACATCTAAGATACAACTGATGTGCTTTATTATATGCAGTGAGGTCTCTCATGACTTCTTGTTCTAAAGCAAATATATATCCAGGTATTTCCGGTTTTGACATTTTATATATTTAGCTCTTAAAAAAATATACGGATAAATAAGTTATTAAAAAAATACTCGCACTAATATTTATTGTTTTTATGATTTCATTTTGATATTCCTTTTTCAAATTGTTGTATCTTTCGCTTGATCCGCTACTATTGTTTTCTAAAGTATTTGCTAAAACAGCATATTCCTTATTTTTACAAACTTCAAACTCATAACATTTGTCTTGATTCCAATTTGGACATTTTTCACTATTTGTTTTATCTGGATAATCTACACAACAATCGCTATTCCACTTATCTAAATCTTTTATATAGGTTGATTTACATAACTCACTTACATCATCATATTTACCAGATGTTATATAATAATAATCATTTGGACTATAAGCTACTTCTACTACGGGCATTTTATATAATTACTTGTGATAATTAGATATATTATTTTGCTAAATAATATATTTATCTTACTAATAAAATCAGCTCCCCGGATTTATCCTTCGATAATATAATTCTCCGGATAATCATCGAACACCTACGCTCGTTCCGATCTCCAGCGTTCTCCCACAATTACACACAAATACGATAATATTTATAGTCTAATGCTGTTGCACTAGATCGTAATATTTCGCAAACTTGACCAGGTCTTAATCCAATAGCAAGCGCAACTGGGTCAAATCTAGAAATCTCCGGCAATTGCGAGAGATCTTTCAAATTGTATTTTATTTTTAACTCATTTATTTTGTCATCTTCCAAAATAGAGGTAGGAGGAACAAGTCGGTGTTTCAATATATTAAACTGTAAGCGCTTGATGTTATGAACCACTACAAACACCCCGTCATGGTCATACAAATATTTGAGTTTTGCAATAAGTGTTTCATTTGGCTCTTCTTCCATAATGATAACTAAAGTATCCGTTTTTTTGAGAACATTTTCAATGACAAAGAGGTCTTCAATGATTTCATCCAAGTTTTGCGGACGGATTTGTTTGGCAGTCAAGAAATATTTTACATATGTTTTCTTTGACGGGTTTCTGTGGGTAAGCAACATATCCAATTGTTGATTTACAAACATAGCATCTATTTCATTTATACTAAACCCCGAATAATCGGATATGTTATATCCTAAACTTTCCAAAATCTCCAAAATATTATTTCTGGATTTGTATAGGCTTAAAATACGGTTAGAATTGGACGACATTTTGTTATATAATACTACTATGTTTTGTTTATATATTTTTATTCAACATAAGTTTCAATTTTATAGTAAATATATCGCAAAAATATTGATGTCTTGTCTGATGCCCTCCACGAGTATCGCGGTCTATACGTCCAGACATCAAAATGCAATTGTATGGTCAAATGGAATATCTACTTTTTGTGGTGTATTTATCCATTTTTTTGGAAATATAACCGTTTTATTATTATTATTATCCGATAATATGGTCCCCCATCCAGAAAATGTGCTATTACTACAAATACTTCCTTTACACAATGACATCAGATAAATGGAATGAAGAGTATCCATATTTTCTATAAATGTTTTATTTAGATTATGTAATAATGTGTATGTTTTGCAATATTGTATATCATCACTCAATATGAAAAAATGCGCATCTTTTTCTATCGACAGAATATAGCTGATTGCTTTTTGGAAATAGTCATCATAATCTATTACATATAGAGAATTCCCAACATAATCACCTCTCCGAATATGTATGAAATAAGAACTGGCTACATTGGGGTGCATTTGTCTTAAAGTATCACATAGTTCAGTGTTTTGTAATAACTTGATGAAGTCTTTTCCTGCTCTTTTTACGTATTCTTTGTTGATAAAATATCCTGTCAAAAAATAGTTCTCATATCCACCAATTATCTCCTCCCCGTGATATTCAAAACATGTTTGGTTATTGTTTGGTTCATTTAATGGAATACATCTGTCAAAATAAGGTATCTCATCACTTATTATAACATTGAAACGTTTGAATACCGTATTTGAGAACTCTTCACCATGAGTTTTGTTTAGATTCTTCGAATACACTAAAACCAAAATAAACGAATATTTTTTGGCCAAATAATATCCAGTAGCGGCTTGAAATAACTGATTACCTAATCCACCGTGCAATCTAACCATAAGTGTTTTCGTTTTATTGTCAATATTTTGGAAATTGTATTGGAATATGTCTGCCACGTTGTTTTTGTATAACGGTATATTCAATGGTTCGATGTTATATTTATTTAAATTATATCCTATAGTTGTATCTTCTGGAAAAAAGATTTCTAATGGATTATTTACCAATGTTTGCATACTTTTTAATCCTAAATAATATATAGGACCCGTTGCATAATGGCATCCAGGAACAAGTTTCATTGTATTGAAACTGTTATCGGAACATTTGTTATAATGCCATGGTGAATAATGGGATTGTATTTTTATTGACATACCCATATAAGCAATATCTTTTCGTTTCAATAACTCTATAGTATTTTTCAAATATGTTTTATTTGGAATAATATCGTCATCGCATTTGAATATACCTTTGATGTTTGGGTTTATCAACAATGCAGTTGTTATTAAACAAAATGTTTTTTCTGTTAAATGTTCATAATTGTCTCCCACATTTAAAATCAAATATTTATCGTCTTTTATTTCATATGTAGATGCGTCAGGGTTTCCATATATTATATATATTTTACAATCGGTTAGTCTATTGTGTAATATATCATATATTAACGATGCTTTTTTGATGTTTTTTTTACAACTATAGATAAAAAAAAAGTAATTATACATAATAATAAATAATGGTTATTACAATTTTAAATGGTTTACATATAACATATAATGTGCGCATATATATTTGTGCAAATGTATTCATATTCTTATGCTAATATTCTTGTCGGCACATAGCGCATCTATTGCAATTACTGTTGCATGCAGCGCATAGACGATGTCCGCAAAGTGTAATATGAAAGTTTTCTTCGGTAATTGTGTCCATGCATATTGGGCAATCCATTGGCTCTCCTATTACATAGGCTTCTTTGGCCATTTTCTTGAATACGCCTTCCAGTTTGGCGAATCGGTCGGCTTGCATTTGTAAGTAGCGATTGTAAGATTGCTGCATATTACTCATTTGGGTATATATATGACCCAAACTTTCAATGGCAGCATCATACTCCTTCTGAAGCTTTTTTGCACGGAGCTTCTCGTCTTCTAACTGCATTTCCAACTCTTCTTCGCGAGTAAGACGTGTTGGATACGGTTGATGATTCTTGCAATACACTATGTGAATATTCATACCTATATCGCCATTTGCAACGTCATCCGAGGGTCCGATACATACTGCGGAATATATCTTTCCATATTTCACAAGATAAAATGGACCGAAATACGCATGGGTTTGTTGAATAAACTCTTCCACTGTAGGAAGTTCTTGTGGTAAATAAATCGGACCGGGTCCTTCCATTGTTCCATCTTTACGCAAAACCGCTGTATCCAAGTGGTATGCCAAATATGTTTTCGGCAACACTAGCTTATATGTATGGGTTTTTTTTCTGGTGTTTTCTGTAATAAGGTTGAGTATCCAACTACGAATCTTACCTGATTGTAAATATTGCTTCTCCATATATTCTTCGAACGCGTTTTGGAATTGCTCGGCTCTAGACAATTTTGACATTTTACAGTTTGAATATTTTCGGCGGGAGGGGATATTAATAATATTTATTTATATAATGCTATACAAATAAAATAAAAAAAGTATTTCAATTTTCTCATTTTGAGAACACAGGAGCTCGGAAGGAGCGTAGGTGTTCGAGGATAATCACGAATACTATGTCATTTTTTTAATGAAAAACCCCTTTGCAAAGTCTAATAACCCACCTCCACTAGATGATGGCTCGGGTTCTTTTGATGGAGCTTCTGAAATAGAATCTGTTTTGGCTGGTTCCATTTTATCCATAGAAATGTTTCGTATAACACTGGATTCGCCATTAAATGGCGAGGGGGTATGTTCATTCGGCATTTCAGTTGTAGAGGAAGTGGCTGGTATAGTCATATTATTATCATTGCCAGTGGTTACAACGATTTGCGGTGCGAAGACGATTTTTCCATCATTTGAATCATTTTGTGGATTACGTTCTCTTCCACCCATTTGACTAAACATCGGTTTGTCAAAAGATAATCCGTCATTCTTTGCAATAGAAACTTCACTAGGGCGTAATAATTCATGTCTAGACACTACCTGTATATTATCGTCGTCTCCAGCATAATTGGGGGCATCATTTTCAACAGTAACAAACTTGTCTCCTACATGTTTCACATTCCATATCGAATTATCTCGTCCGCCTCTTAAATATACTTGTTCTCCTATTTTAAAGTCACTATTCTGGCCTCCTTTAATGTTCCATATTTCTTCATATGTTTTGTTTTTAATCCATGTTTTTGATTCTTCATCATAATGATGCGTCATGCGTTGATTTTCTGGGTCCCAATATTTACGCCATTCTTTCATAGTTTCTTCCATTTTATCTGCCGCAGTCATTTTTTCAGGAGAATAGGTAGGCGACCCAGGAACATAGGTTGGCGATCCAGGAACATATGCCGGCGACCCTGGAGCATATGCAGGTGACCCTGGATAATATGCTGGCGAATTTGCATTTTTCTCCATTTCTCTAATTTCGGAAGATGATGGTTCGTATACAGGAGAACCATATGGGTATTGTGGACTTCTAGTGTTGTATTCTGAACTGTCTATAGGTAATTCATTATAGCTCGCCATTGGAGAAATACTTTCCAATTTATCTTTTACCCTGTTTTCATTATCCGATTCGCGTTTTTTCATTTCGGTTTTTATCATTTCTGCAACAGTATTTTCATCGGCATTGGGGGTCATTAATAATTTTGATATATTTTTAGAATAGGACATATTTTCCAACTGTTCAATATTGTCTTCGGTAATAATGCGCATTTGGAGATTGATTGTTTGCAATTCTTGCATAAGAAGTTTCATTGTATATGGAATAGAAACTATACTAAATGACCTACCAAATCGGGTTATATCATTGAGATATAAACTATTTCCATCCGCAGCAGTTGTAAATTGCAAAGGCCCATCTACCGCCGGACTCATAAACAGATTTTTGGATGGATTGTATATAGCAATCATACCGGTTTGATTACATACCGCAATTTGATATTTATCGCCACGTTCCATCATAGATTCTTGTAGGAAATTGGAAATACCATGTGATATAACAGAATCACGTTCCATTTCACCTATACGCAATCCACCGTCATTTGCGCGACCACTGACGGGTTGATGGGTCAATGCTGTATTGGGACCTCTCGCTCTGAAGTTGATTTTGTCTTTGACCATATGTTTCAATCGCATGTAATAGGTAGGCCCTATAAATATAGCGGTCTCTATTTGTTCTCCTGTCATACCATTATACAATGCTTCATTCCCTTGTGAATGAAACCCGGCCCGGGCCAATATTTGTTCATATACTTCTATTTTAGAACCCTTATTTACAAAGGCAGTGCAATCACTGAATGCGCCGTAATATGCGGATGCTTTGCCTATAATACATTCTACTAATTGACCTATAGTCATACGTGTTGGTATGGCGTGAGGGTTTATGATGAGGTCCGGGCGAATACCATCCTTCGTAAATGGCATATCACATTCCGGAATAACCATTCCAATTGTTCCTTTTTGACCTGCTCGCGACGCCATCTTATCGCCTAGAAAAGGAATTCGCTCTTCGCGAATACGCACTTTTGCAATACGTTCTCCTTCTTCACCTTCTGTAATAAATGTTTTATCAACAATCCCGATTTGACCTTTTTTAGGCGTTTTCGACCCATCAATACGGACATGTGCTTTCTGAGAACTATTGGAAGACAATCCTATCAACACCGTTTTATCATCTACCGGAGTATTTTCGCGAATAATGCCATATGCATCCAATTTACTATAATCATATCCCGGTTTTTTTCCTACGATGTTCTCTATTCCTTCTATATTGGAAAACTTTTTTTCACTAATGAACTCCCCGACTTTAGAAGTTTCTTCGTGTGCTTCATATGTAGTGTAATATGTTGTTCGAAATAGGCCGCGTTTCAGAGAACCCTCGTTTATTAAAATCGCGTCTTCTACATTGTATCCAGTATAACACATAATAGCTACGATTGCGTTCTCTCCATATGGGTTTTCTTCGTGATTGATATGTTCCATATATCTGGATTTGACTAAAGGTATTTGGCCACTATTTAGGACAACCGCGGTTTTATCCATCCTTACAGGGAAGTTGGTATGATACATGGAAACTGCCTGCTTGCTTTGACCAGTGGAAAATGAATTACGCACCGGGGGGTTATTTTCCGGAAAAATGATTTGATTACACATAACTCCAAAAATAAGTGATTCATGTATTTCTGCATGGGTATGGATTGGCAATACTTCGTCTGGTGAAACCGCAATTAAAATATCTTCACTTTCGCTGGGGTCAATATAATCTATAATGGCCTTATTTTTAAGGAATCTGTCCAATTTAGCCGGATTTGTTTCCACTTCTACTCCCTCATACAAATCAGGTAGTTCATATATTTTTGGAATAGTGGGGTTGAAGTTTCCGACCCGTTTCTCATTGAATCCGGAAATGAGGTCTTTCCAAGAGAACTCGTCTTTTTTCAGTTTTTCAATAATTTGCTTATTTTCATAGGACATTTTCCCCGTGTTCTCATCTTTGTAAAAAATGGGACGACATAAACGTCCCATATCTGTATAAATAAATATTGTATTCTGTTTTATATCGAAAGTGGCTGACATATGAATAGGCAACAATGCATTTCTTTTAAATAATCTGATTTTTTTGATTGTTTCAATAGGTTCTCCTACAGCACCTGCCCAATATCCGTTT